CACACACACACACATTACACGCGGGGATGTCGCCCCGCACGCGACTAAAAAAAATTAAAACTCGCTCTCCATAAGTAATAATTTTTTTTATACTAAAATTTTTCGGCAAAAATATAATATTACAAAAAAATTGATATCCATATATAATTTTATAATTTACTGAAATAGATAATAAATATGATGTGTGATATTTGTTATGATGATATAGATAAAATTAAAAGTAGTTGTTGTGGTTTTAATATATGTTATATGTGCGATTTCAAATCCTATGGTGCTTGCTACGTTCATGAACGGGAAAAACTAAACCTTATGATTGAATGCGAAGACTGCGAGGAAATTGCTACTACCATAACTGCTGGTATATGTGAATATTGCGATAAACAATTGTGTTTGAAATGTATTAGCGTGTATGAATTTGGGTTATGTATATGTTATGATGAAAAATGTTTAGAAAAAGTATTTATAGAAATGTATTCAGATGATTATTGGGCGTGTTCTGATTGTTCTCCCGATGATTGTTGTTCTGATTGTGAAATAGATAAAGACGAATTTATACGACTACATTCCAAATAAATAAAAAAATTAGATAGTAAAAAATTGATAATTATATATAACTTTTCTATTTTACAGAAATAGACAACAAATATGTTAAACACCACTGGGATCTATTGCGATATATGTTATGACGAAACGTACGATTGCGACCCTAAAAACTTTTGTTGCGGAATTAATGTATGTGATTTGTGTGATTTTAAATCCTTGGGTGCTTGTTATATTCATGAACCAGAAGAAATTAACCGTAAGATTAAATGCGATGATTGTGAGAAAATTGCTACCAGCGTAACTTCTGGTTGTTGTGATTTTTGCGATAATCTGGTGTGTATGAAATGTATGTATTTTCATGATGTTGGGTCATGTATATGTTATGATGTAAAATGTTTAGAAAAAACTTTTGTGACGTTGTATAAAGCTGAAGAGTGGGATTGCCCTTCCGATATCGTTTGTAATCCAGACAATTGCTGTACTCTTTGTGAAGTGGAAAAACAGGAATATATACAGACTTGTCTGGAAGATAGACCAAACAAAAATGAGGATTCCGTTTATGAGAGTGACGATGAGAGCAACGATGAAACCGACACACCATCTGAAGATGGTTCAGATGAAGAATTATTAGCGATAATAAATTAAAAAAAAATTGATAATAAATATTCTATATTTATACATATTATATAGAGGTGAAATTGAATATGGCGAATTTGATATTTAATGTTCTACCATATGATATTCAGGAGACAGTCTTTACTATGCGATTGGATTATATTGGTGCCGATATTAAACACCGCACATATAACAAAGATGAACTGCTTGAAATTATTAAGAAACTCCCCATGAAGTATATAACTATGCCTCATACACATAGTTCCATCTCTTATTACAGCCCATTTGATATTAATGTTTGTGTGGCGTTGTTAATTGCCGTCAAAGTTCTTACACGAGGGGATTTAGAAAACGACGGTATTGACTGGGTAAATACACTTATGAAACCGATTGAACTGGGACTGCGATTGAATTCTATGCAAGATAGTAGGCATGACCGTAAATATATATATGATACTACAGATGAACTGTTGCTGAAATTGATTGTCCAATTGCGATGGTGATATTATAGATATGGTCTTGTTTGGGTAATATTTTTTTTCTGTTAGACCCAAAAAAAAATTGATGAATTAGTTTAATTTATATTATATGATATAACCAATACATAAATGACTTGTGAAATCTGTTGCGAGAAATTTAACAAAAGTTTGAATGCGAAAGTAACCTGTATATGTGGTTTTGATGCTTGTAAAACCTGTGTTAGAACTTACTTGCTATCTACGGCAAAAGACCCTCACTGTATGAAGTGTAAGAATCAGTGGAGTTCTAAATTCGTAGTGGATAATTTGAATAGGTCATATGTGGATGGAGATTATAAGAAACATCGCAAAATTCTATTAGTTGATCGTGAAATTAGTAAAACGCCCGAATTAATGCACATGGTTGAAAGAAGAAAGTTAATTGAAGATAAAAATGAGGAATTAAACAATACGAAGGCTGAAGAAGAAGCAGCAAGAAAAGTATATCACGCCATTTTAACAAAGCAAACCGAACTAAGAAACGAAATTATCGGTATTAGAAATGGAGATACAAAAACGGAACGCAAGAAGTTTATAATGCCTTGTCCTGGTGATAATTGTAAAGGATATCTATCAACTCAATATAAGTGTGAGGTTTGTAAGCTTTATACTTGCCCTGACTGTTATGAAATTGTTGGATATACAAAAGAGGACGCACATACTTGTATTGAGGCTAATTTACAAAGTGCCGCTTTAATTAAGAAAGAAACCAAAGGCTGTCCCCAGTGCGGAGTCAGAATTTTTAAGATTAGCGGCTGTAATCAAATGTGGTGTACTGAATGTAAAGTAGCGTTCAATTGGAATACAGGCTCAATTATATATGGTGGACAAGTTCATAACCCGCATTATTACCAGTATATGAGAGAACAAAATACAGATGGAGCAGCCCCAAGAAATCCAGGCGATGTATTGTGCGGTGGTCTGGTTGCGTATCACCAGATGACTGGTTTTATTAGATATGTAAATTCATTTAGTAAGCCTGAATGGTTTAATACTCTAAAAACTGACTACATTATCACAGAATTTATTGAGAAATACCAAATTAAACAGGTGAGCGATTTCACGCTTATGATGATGAATCTACACCGAGCAATCAATCATATTACGAATATCAATCTTAATCAATCCAGAGAAAAAGTAAGGTCGTTGGATAATAACGACCATTTAACAGTCCTCTATATTATAAATAGGAAAACAAAGGAAGAACTTTCAAGCGATGTTTTGAAGAATGATACAGCAAGAAAGAAACATACCGAGATGTTAAATGTTTATGAACTTCTTAGTGTCGTAGGAATTGAAAAATACAATCATCTATCACAAATAGGTAAAACACATTCGGGGGTTTTTGTAATCAATAATCTAATTACTGTTATACACGCAATAATTAGTGTAATAACCGAATACAATACGCTAATCGAGTATTGTAATAAGCAAGCGGTGGAAATTTCCAGGACATATAATCAATCTGTTACAGTAATAAAATATTTGCCTATTAACTTTGAATATGAACCTACTAACGGTAAATTTAGAGAAGAGGATTTGAAAAGATTATTTATAAAACCAAAAGGTAATAATGCCGAAGCATCGTCCAGTTCAGATAATAACTAATCATTTGTAGCCTTTGTATATTTGTTTTTTTTAATCATAAATTACACTTGTTATTTCCAAATATGAATTTAATCATATCCCAATTTTTAGTATGGTCTTTTCTCTGTCGTGTATAATATTTACCTAATCCAGTCATTAATACCATAAATGTAATCAAATATATGAATGGTAGAAATTTCAATATAAGTATCAAATTACCATCAAACTTTTCCATGTTTATATCCTGGTTTTTTATATCATTAACAGACTTAAACAAATTTGTAAGATTTAATTCTGTGTATGAACCGTATAATGCTTTCAATATAATTTGGATTATTACTAATAACACGGAGAGAAGTAAAAATATAGCAAGATACATACCTTCTGTTTTTGTAGAAATCACAAAAATTATGTATATCAAAATACTATACAAGAACGACTCATATAAGTATCTTAATCTTGGATTGACGCCAGTTTTATTCTCCTCTTCATTCTCATCTTCTTCTTTATTATCATAGTTTTCTACTACTATTGAATCTATAGTGTACCAGTTCAAAATGAATGTAAATATATAAATGGATAAAAGTATCATTACATGCTTAAACCATATAGTATTTTGTATGAATCTCTGTAACCCACAGTTTAAAATTTCACCACAAGAACCGCTAATCAAAACGAAATATAAAAAAAACAGACCCAAAGAAATAGTATTCAGGAAATTAATCATTTATATCTATATTAATATTTTAATTATTCTTCAATTTTGATATATTGAATTATCTTAACGATTAATATATTAATCAAGAACCAACTAAATATGACCTCGTATGGGGCTAAAACCAACATAATAATGATAAATGGATTAATCCCAAACTTATTCTTTTGCTCTTCCACTACGGTGTCGTTTTTAGCCATCGGTTCAATGGTTTCAACTGGATTTGAATACTTTTTTTCAAACCAGTAATTCTCAATTTCTACCAATTTGGTTGCTTCTTCGGGTGTCGCCAGTCGTTCAATGACGGCAATTCGCTTCTTATATGCCTCGTATTGAATTGTGTGTTGTTTTAATGTATTAATTCTTGCTGTTTCGCGTAGAACGCCCCTTTTTACATTCCAAGGAGGGGTATATTGATATTGGCAAGTGTAAATATATCCATATAGCATCGCAAGAGCAGACATATCGCTGTGTATAATAATTTATAAATTAGAATAAATTTATCAATTTTTATTTTATTTATGTTAAAAAAAAGTTATGTTTATTAACACAATTATTATGGATTAGCAAAACGGGTTGCGTCAATATAATTATTAATTAATTCACTCTCATCAAATTTTGCGAGAAGTTTATTATATAGGTGTTCGGTCTCATTATAAATAATTAAATGTGGCCCCCCTTCGAGATACACCCCGAGCTGCATCAATTCAAGTCCCCTTTTAACTGGTTGTAAGAACGAAATGTGCCACCATTCTGCCCCTGCACCAAATACACTCACTTCTCGTCGTGTAAGAACACGCAGAGCCATTAATAAAGCATTACGAACATTTACATCAAACGGGCTATGAAAAGTTTCAAGTTCGTCTGTATATTGTGGAAGCCCCATAATCATTTCTTGTAAATCGGTTTTTCTCCGTGTCTTATTATAATATGCCCTTGTGAGAATATGATTAATAGTACTGGTTGATTGTTCGAGACGCATAAAATAAATTTTCTCTTGGATATCATATGGTAATTCTACAATCAAGAGGTCCATAATATCGCTATGTCTATAATATATGTTTGTATCAACTATTCAATTTTTTATTAATATAATAAAAAATTTAAGAAAATTGTGTGCGTCAAAATTGTGTGTCAAAATTGTGTGTCAAAATTGTGTGTCAAAATTGTGAGTAAAAAATTTAAAGGTAGGCAATAATAGTTAATATGAGATTGTATGCGTGTATAATTACGCAACTACGGGGCGAAGACTGCGGCAGCCGAATGTGCTAATCATATCAGCACACAGGAGGGAAGTCTTTTGAAAGAATGGCGATGTTTCCTCGGTGTTTTCCAATTCAATAAGTCCCAATTCCACGGGGCGAAGAAGGAACATAATCCAGGAAAACCGCTCATGTTGAGTAAGCACAACGTTGTGGTCGTTGAGAAGGTGCCACGCCATAGACATAATGGAGAAGATTTCGGCGTTGAACGGGTCGTAGTAAAGCTGTCCCTCCTGTGCTCCACGAATGTTGCCGTGTGTCAGGTGCTTGGCGGGGTGCTTGATAATCATCGCCATAACATCCTTCATCATATCAGCGGTGGCTTTTGTTTTCTTCTCGGTGATTTTATTCACGACATTATCCAGATGCATGATATGGATTTTGTTCTGGATGTCCTCGGGCAGAATATCAAAGTGATTCATCATCATTAGATTTGTGTAGTTTGTATTTCGTATGCTGGTTTGGTTATAATATGATAATAATAATACATGTAAATCAATTTTTTTTCGGTCTAACATTTTTTCAATTATTATTGACGCAACCCAGGTCTCCGTGTGTATAACATATATAATTTGTCTGTTAAATTCGCCAATAATTCATCCATTTTATGATATCGCTTTGAATTATTAGAATTCCTTATAAGAACCGCTGTAAGTGATTGATATAACATTAGACCTCTCTCTATCGGTTGCATTAGTGATGTTATTAATGAGTCACAGAATAACCTATGAATTGCTGTATCGTAATATGTTATGATTCGTATAGCATTATATATAGTAGAATACACCTCCATATTGTATGGGTCATAATATAATTCTCCTCGCGTGGTAAATGGTATGTCGTTGTTAGGCATATAATTTTTAGGCAGTTTATGTATCATATCCAGCAGGTATTTCTTTTTAGCGTTTAATATATTGTCTATACGCATAATATATATTTTCTCTATAATTTCATCAGGTAGAATATCAAAAAAAAGATTTTTCCCAGCATATTGAGAGATTTGTCGGCGTGGAGTAATTATTTCCCCTGATTTTTTGATACTTCTGATATTGTTGATGTAGTTTGTTATATTTGATAAGCGGGACATTTCAGTTTCATCGTAACATCGTTGAGATATACCATTCCCCATATCAGCATATAATATATGTAAAATACTAATAAATTATCATTAAGTTATTAATATCATTATAATTATTTATACAAAAAAATTGATTGGCGTAATATGATATATATGTATGTAAAACCCACAAATTAAACTAATGAGCACCATCAATATTAGCTACTTCGTTGATATGGCACCCATTAATAAGCAAATGCATTCGGTTGTGGATAAACAAGAGAGACTTATTGAGGCACAGGCAACGCTGGCGGCGGCGAGAAAGGCACAGGCAGCAGCAGAAACGGCGACTATCAGGGCAGCACAAGCAGTTGCAGATATAATGAGGCATAATACCGCCTCACAACAATAAACAATTTTACCCGCACCTAATAAATTTTTTTATAATAATATTGGAGAGA